GGTACTCCAGAAAAACCTGAAGGTGGTTGGGTAGCTGCACAGAATGGTCATAGAGCTATTGACCCTTTGTTAACTGCAAGAACAATTGATATTATATTTGAAGATAAACTACCTTATGTTATGTTAACCGGTAAGCAAATTAAACTTAACAATCTACATATACATAGTAAACAACTAAGTAAATACTCAATATGATATCCGGTGAACTATTTCAATCCCTATCTCAGATAAGCTTTTGTACTGAAAAGAATTGTATTATAAATGATCAATTAGCTAGTATGCCACAAAATGTGCATATTATTAATAATTTTCCGGTTGAAGAAATTAAAAACTATAGTAAAATTTTTATATACTCTCATGATATACATCCTTTCTTTACAAAGTTTTTTGATTATTTAGCTGATGACACAGTCATTATTACCCATAACTCTGATATAGGCGTTGATAGTTCATGCTTTAAATATCTTGAATCACCTAAAATTAAAAAATGGTTTTGTCAAAACAGATACATTATACATCCAAAATTATTTTCTATTCCTATTGGCATGGCTAATAGTCAATGGCCTCATGGTAATACGCAAGCAATGTATAATGCTATAAATGCAAACCATGCCAAAAAATATATAGTATATAAAAACTTTGATATAGGTACAAACAGAGATAGAAGAAATTTTGTTGATGCTATTACAACATCAAACGGAATACCGATGAACCCGAATATACCGTTTCCGGTATATCTACAAGAACTATCTAAGAGTTGTTTTGCTATTTCACCACCTGGTAATGGTGTTGACTGCCATAGAATATGGGAGTGCTTACTTTTAAAAGTAGTGCCAGTGGTAGAGGATAGTGAATGCTTAAGTCAATTTAAACATTTACCAATATTGTTTATTAATAACTGGCAAGAAGTTACACCAAAAATGCTACTTGATAAGGTAGACCATTTTATGACTAGTAAGTTTGATTTTGCAATGCTTGATATTGAATACTGGAGAAAAATTATATGAAATTTGGAATTATTAGTAGAGATGAAATTGAATTAGTAAGTCATGGTCTATTTCAAAACTTTAGATTTGCATTAAAAAATTACTTACAAGTAGATTTTAAAAACGTTAATAACGTACAAGATCTAGACGGGGTCGATACTCTTTTTATCGTTGATGAGCATTTTGGACCTCATGTCGATATCTGGAAGAACGAGTCATTTATTAATGAGCTAAATAACCGTAACATTAGAACGATTATTTTTAACTTTGAAAAAATATACGATGCTCTATTTCCTTGGAATGTAGATCACCAACGTAACGTTGATCGTATTAAAAATCTCGTACAGTTTGTAAGCGATATTAATGATGCTAAAATTTTAAATAGACCGGTTATTAATAAACAGCTTCTTTCAAGGGATACTGTTTTAGTTCAATTAGAAAATAAAATTAACGAGATACTTTTTATTGGTCAAATAAACCCACACGTTTATGTCAGACGTCGTGAAGTGTTAGGTAATTTAATGGGTAAAAATTTACCTTTAAAAATTATTAACTCAGATAGAAAGTTTACCTATAATGAATATCTCAAGTTATTAGCTAGTTATAAGTATATTCTTAACCCGCTAGGTACTGGAGACTTTTTAAATTTAAGATTTTACGAAGCATTAAAAATGGGTTGTGTACCTGTTCAACAGGTTACAGATGATATGCTTATAAGGTATACGGAGTTAAATAACGGCTACACGGTAAACTTTAAACATCCGAACGAATTAACTGAGTTACCAACTCTTGAATCAAAACCATTCCATTACTATCTTGAGGATTATTTTGAAGAAATAAACTTGAAATCATATCTGTAGTACCTATAATTGGGTATGATTATTAAAGATGTACCTGTATATGATGGTTTGTTAATTCATAAGCGTTTTGCATACAATTATTTTCGTAAGAAGACATTGCCGATCGGTAATATCGTTGCATTTAGAGCTCCGATGAATGTATTGGCTGATGGTATGATTGATAGTGAAGATATCTTGCAGAATGATTTTATCTATAGCGACGACGCTGTTAACTTCTGTTGGGAGATTCCAAATCTTGACCCGTTCGGAGCAGTAGCTTGGCAAAGACTTTTTAATACTCAGATTGCTAATATCGTATCGAGTATGATTAAAAAGCCAATTGAAGTTGATGGTGATGATCTTCTTGTGCATGATAACTTTGAAGGTAGCGATGGCTCTCAACAAAATGTCGGTAAGTGTAGTGTTAGTATCACAGTATCTAAAAATAATGTTGCACTAGGGCATACCGGCATCAATATCAATGCTGGACGTAAAGCTCCTAACTTTGCATATAGTACCAAGCTTACGGATGCTCAAGTTGATCAGTTTATGAAAGCAGTAATCGATATGTTTTATGCATTGAACGATGATATCTTTATTGCGACGACTAAAGTTATTGCTTAATGACAATATTTGATTATATTAATTCAGTATTATTCACAAAAAAGAAAGTAGAATTAAACTGCGATGATGAGTCGCAGTTTAACCTTTTTATGATGAATAGATGGTTATCGTTTTATTCAAATGAAACTGTAGATTATGTAAATATGACTACTAATAGATACGGTAACTTGTTCAGTCTTAAACAAGATCAATATAATATGCTATTTAATGCGATGCCTGCTCTTAAGTTTAAACGCATTAATTATATAAAGAAGTTAAAGAAGGATGATAAGAAAGAAGAAGAGAAGCAATTTGTACCAGAGTTTATGAGTGTAAAAGAATATCAACAAAACGTTGAACTATCTAAAACGTTTAGTAAGTAGGTTATATGGCACAAGTATCAATCGACACTCTTGAAACAAAAAAAAGCTTAATTGATTTAGATAGTTATGGAAAAGGTAACTTTGGTCTCGGTGAAGATTTTGTCTTATCGTTTATCTTCGATGATATCGTCCTTGTTGAATTTGTTGATGAAGTAACCGATAACGCCGGTGATGCTGTAATGAGAGGTGGTATTTTTGTACCAACTAATGCTCTTATTAAAGCTTGGAGAAAAGCTAAAGTTATTTTAGTGGGTCCAAGTGTTAAATATTGCAAAGCTGGTGATATTGTTATCTTTCCGAATGATAAAGGAGCTGCAGTATCAAATATCATAATTGAAGGTTATGGTAAACTAAAGAAGGGTCTTTTTTTAAATGAACAAAGACTATTCGGTATTTGCAAGAGCGTTGATCAAAATTCAACCGTAACAGATTTTAAGCAAGATGATAACAACCCTAGAAAGTCTAAGAAATCTTCTAAATGATAATGTTTGTGAGATAGTGTTTGTACGTCGTCGCTTAAGATCAAATAGACCTCCGGTGAGACGTATGTTATGCACTCTCGATCAAAAAATACTTGATAGTACTAACGGTAGACTATCTTTAAATTATTCACCATCAAGTGGTATTCTGCCATATAATGCGCAAGCTAAAAACTTGTTACCTGTATGGGATATTTTTATGCAGGATTGGAGAATGGTAAGTTTAGATAGTTGTAATGTTATACAGGTAATTAAAGGGGAAGAGTTTTGGGGATACTTTAATAATAATTTATTAAAGATGTCAATGCAAGAAAAAATGACATATATGGACACATGAATAATAATATTGAAAATGAAGTTAATTCTTTTTTACAAAAAGACGTGGTGTTTTTTATAAACAGTGAAAAACCTCTCAAAGTAGGTAAACTTTTAATCTTTAAATTTAAAGATTTTTATTTCAACTTTTTATTGAAAACGGATAGCTCTAATAAAATATTTGAGATACCATATCCTTTCCGAATTGAAAAAGGTTTTAATTGCTTACGATTTTCTTACACTCTTGAGGACTTTTCACAAAAGAATTTAGACTTGTATTATAAGTCACTAATTCTCAAACCTAAAAAGAAAAATAAATTATACAATTCAGTGGTTGTTTTATCTGCATTGAACTAGTATAATAGAGTGGTGTTAAGTAAATACCTATCAAAATTTCCAGATAACTATAATCCGAACGACCAACAAATTGAGCTTATTAAAAAAGTAGAAGATGCTTTTACAAAAGGTCATAAGTTCGTTATATGTGCAGCTCCTACTGGGTCAGGTAAAAGCTTTCTAGCTAGAACGCTAGGTAATGTTGCAAGTCAATGTACTCCTGAATTTAAACAGCTTATTACTTCGTATGATGCATTTAGAAAAGATTATATGGGTAATTATAGTCATGAAGTAGAATGTCTCGATCAACCACCACATGGCACGTTTGCTCTAACGATTACCAAGTCATTGCAAGATCAATACTATAGGTTATTTGACGATTCATACATTCTTAAAGGTAAGAGTAATTACCAATGCGCAATTGATGTAAACGTAGATGTAGAGAATGCTCCTTGTTTACTTACCCCTAAGATGAAAGAAGGGTGCTGGTCTAATAATATCTGCCCTTATTACAACGCTCGCAACGCAGCATTAGTAAATGAGTTTGCAGTACTAAATTATAAGATGTTTCTTGCCTTACCAAAGCACGTTAAACGTAAGAACTTTATTATCTGCGATGAAGCAGCTGAGTTAGAAGATGAGCTTATTAAACAGTTTACTGCATTTATCGATCCAGATAGATTAAAGATGTACGGGGTAAAAGTGCCTTACCTTTATACAACAGATCATGAGTCAGTACTTAAATGGCAAAACCAAGTAATGGTTGCAGTTAGTGAGTATATAAACATTCTTATCGAGAGAAATAATAATAAAGCTACTACACTTACTGTTACTGAAAAAGTTAAACTAAACTGGTTAAGTAATCTGCATCGTACTTTAAGCCTTATCGACGAAACGTGGGATAAGTGTGAGTATATTTGTCAACGGGAAGGTAAGACTGTAAAGTTAACTCCTTTTAAAGTTGATACTCTATCAAAATATATTTTCGATCATGCAGATAATGTACTGTTAATGTCAGCTACTATTGTTGATCATAAAAATTACGCAAAAAGTTTAGGTATAACTGAATATAAGTTTATCGAAGTTGATAGTACGTTCGATGCTAAAAAGGCTCCTATTTACGTATCAACTGGTAGTAAACTTAATCACGCTAATATGGAAAAAATGCTACCAAAGCTTGTAGATCAAATTGAAAGTATTTGTGAAAGTCATAAAAATGATAAAGGTATGATACATACCCATACTATGCAAATTACTCAATATCTGCAAAAGAAATTAAAATCGAGTAGGTTTTTATTTAGAGATAGTCAATCTAAAAACGAAACTATTATAGATAACCATTTTAAGTCTAAAGAAGCAACAGTTATAGTTAGTCCTTCAATGACTCACGGGGTAGATTTAAAAGATGATCTTGCTCGCTTTCAGATAATTATTAAAGCTGGCTATCTACCGTTAAGTGATTTAAGAATTAAACGATTATTTGATGAGGATAAAATATGGTATACTAATAAGATGCTCGGTAATCTAGTACAAGCGTGTGGTCGCGGTATTAGAAGTCAAGACGATCATTGTGTTACCTATATTTTAGATGGAGCTATATATGAGGCTATTATCAATAATAAAAGCAAACTGCCTAAGTACTTCTTAGATAGGTTTGTTTAAATATTAGTATGTTACCTTATAAGGTATATGTTAAACGTGAGATTCAAGAAGAAGGAGTAAAAGACTTTTTAAAGAGGGCCGCGTTTGCTGGAGGTTTAGCTTTAGGAGCCCATGCAGCGACTCCTCAACAACAAACTCGTACCCCTATTGTTAACGTAACATCTAATATTAACAAAAACGAAATGTTTAATATGCTTAAAAAGCATGAGGGGTATAAACCCCAAATGTATAAGGATACAGAAGGCCACTGGACTATAGGGGTAGGTCATTTGGTCACAGCAAATGAAATATCAAAATTTAAAAATAGAAAATTATCTGATACTGAAATAAGAAGCTTATTTGATTCAGATTTAAGCATAGCTATAGCAAATGCAAAAAAGTTTGTACCTAATCTCAACACACTACCTTTACCGGTACAACACGCAATGGTTAATATGGCATTTAACCTAGGTATCAATAGGTTAATGAAATTTAAAGACCTTAGACAATCTTTAGCATCAAAGGATTTTAATAAAGCTTCTAAAGATATGCTTAACAGTAAATGGGCTTCTCAAGTAAAGGGTAGAGCTGTAGAGCTATCTAACATGGTTAAATCAGCTGCTAAAAAGCTAACTAACGTTTCTTCCGTCGATTAAGTCTTTTTAGTAGAGGTATTATTATCTGGTTATTATGAATATTACCTTTTGTTGACTGACTATTCATCGAGGTATTCATCGTACCTTGATCCGGGTCTCTAGGCTTATTACCAGGAGTAAACTTATTATCAAAAGGAGCTATTCTAGCTTCGCTTACTTGGCTTTGGCTTTTTTTTTACCACCCATTTCATCTTTACCAAGCCGTCCAGCAATAACATCACCACGTGTTACTTTATTATAAGGCTTAGCGTTGTTAGCTAAATTACCGTCGTTTTTCTTTTTCTTTTTTTTCGCTTCTGTCAAAATTTGATTAACTAATTTATTGAATTCCATATTATTATTTATATAATGGTCGTATGATTAAAAGTAAAAAGACAGATGGTAAACCTGCTTTAAAAGAAGTGGATAGTAAAATAGAAGCCAGTAATAGCTTTGTAACTGGTTTAACATCTTTTACATATAATAAATCGGATAAAGACGTTGAAAGCTTCATTAATACCTTTATACTACTAAAACATGATTGATATAGAACACACTTTTAAGCCAGTAGATGTAACGTCTTTTATAGATAACCCGATTCGTCCGGTTTTATTTCTAGGCTTCGTTGTAAAAAATGAGTACGATAATCTTAGAATTAAACTTAACGAGAAATATAATCCTAAAAAGTTTCTAACTTTTATTACCGATAGTAATGGAGTACCGACAGGTATGGTACCTTTTTATGGTATTACTTTAACTCCAAACGATAATATTAAGATGTTAATGCAAACTTTGAAGAGTCAAGAAAAGCAAGGATTAATGAATCTTGTTGTTTATGAAAATTTAATCTCTCAATTTAACTTGCAATGTAAAGAGACATATGGATATTTTCAGCAAGGTGTTTACCCTATAGATTTCAATAACTTAAAATCTATATGCGAAGATACTTTTAATTCTGATAAAAAAATATTCCAGCACCTATTGGATATAGATGAAAAAGTTTTTGATTTTCAAAGATTTGCATCGTTGAAATTGTTTATATTAACAGTATAATAACCTAAGTTAGTTACTAAATATAAATCTATCTATGAAGGTACTTAAACGAAATGGGAAAAGAGAAGAGTATAACGTTGATAAAATACATAAAATTGTCGGATGGGCAGTCGAGGGGGTTAATAATGTAAACGTTAGCGATATCGAAATTAATGCAAATTT